AAGCCCTAAATGAAAACTCCCATACCTAGAGGGGATATGGGAGAAGGAGGCGTGCCGTGTGAGATGACCCGCTGTTGGCACAAATGGAGAAGGGCGAACACGGACACAGGGGCAGAATAGTCTCACATCCATGCTCACCTCGTATTATATACACTTTTGGCGGAAATGTCAATGTAGGTTCTTGACATTTTACGTCAATTCGTATATAATAGCCACCGAGGAGCAATGGATGGAAATGACTCTGGAAAAGATAGTCGAGCTGAGGGAGAAAGGTCTCTCATGGCGGGAAATCGGGATGTTTTATGCAAGCGAAGGCGAGGAGCCGTATGTGGTGGGTGAGAGGGCACGCTCCATATACCGCAGGCAAGGCTCCCCTGTGCGCAGGTTCATGAGGTCGAATAAGGACGGTTCCGCCACCAGCGAGGTGACGGAGACCCATCAAGACCCGAGGGAGTTCGACAACGACGCACTGTTGCGTTACCACGGCTACGACCCATCATACTGGCGGGTCATCGAGTCTACCTGCATCAAGCGTGGGGACAAGTGGACGAGCCGTATAAAGGTGGTCGCCCGTGAGGTTCCGCAGTTGGAAGCGGAGATGCTCGCAACCGTCATGGCGAAAACGCTCGCCAAGCTCGACAAGGTCAAGGCTGGACGCAGGTATCGGGGCGACATATTCGGAAGGTGTGCGGTGGTGGGACTCTATGATGTACACTACGGGCGCAGACCTCTTGTCGGGGACAAGCGGGACGTGGCTGAGGACGTGATGCGGGTGGTCAGGGAGATAGCGGACAAGCTCAAGGATAAGGGTGTGGGCAAGGTGTTCGTCACCATCGGGCAGGACTTCCTCAACTCGGACAACCCACAGGGTACCACGACCAAGGGCGCACCGCAGGATAACTCTATGGCATGGCACGAAATGCTCGCAGGTGGGCTCACGCTCATGAGCAGGGTGGTCGATACACTGGGTTCGGTGGCTGACGTGGAGGTCATCTACTCGGAGGGCAACCATGACATGGTGCTCAGTTATGCGATAGCGAAGGCATTGGAAGAAAGATACAGGAATATGGACAAGTTCGAGGTGGACACTGACCCGTCCCCGAGGAAATATAGGTTGTGGGGCAAGACGGCGATAGGATTCTCCCACGGTGACAAGGAAGCAGACCTCGCCACGGTCATGCAGATGGAGAACGCCCCGCTTTGGGGTGCCTCGTCGTTCCGGTACTGGTTCTTGGGGCACCTGCACCAACTCAACCTCGTCGAGAAGAACGGCGTGACGATGATACGATGCAGGGCAATGGCACTTCCCGATGAGTGGACTTCCCACAAGGGATTGGTGGGAACCGAGAGAGGGGTCACATGCGGTATCATCGGTGAGAATACAGGGTTGGAGGAGATATGGCTGATGCGACCTTAGAGCGGATAAGGAAGCTCGAGTCACAGCTTACCGTCCGTGGGATGAAGAAGATGCCCCTAACCCTCAAGGCAGAGAAGTTGAAGGTGTTGGCGAACCTCTACCACACGAGCCAAGACTTCGCAAACGCCCACGAGACCAACAAGACCATAATCAAGGAGATTCGACCCTCCCTCATTCGTAAAGAAAAGGATACGGAGGTAAGGAAGAACTTACTGGTAATTCTTCGTGACGCATATACTTACTGTGCAAGGGAGGACTTCGAGTGCTTCCTTGTGGCAATGGAGTGGAACAGACCTCCCGAGAAGCGGTTCTATGGACCGAGGAAGGAGCGTCTGAGTCCGGTGGTGCATGAGATGCAGAGGCTTGCCGATGGCGAGCTTGACGTGCTGGCGGTCTCCATGCCCCCTCGTGTGGGCAAGACCACGCTGAGCTTGCTGTATCTCCTGTGGAGGGGTGGCAGGAATCCGAACAAGTCGATATTGAGCGCAGGATACTCGTCCGCACTCGTCAACTCGTTCTATGATGGGTGCTTGGAGTTCATCCAATCACCTGAATACCGATTCTTGGACATTTTCCCGTCCTCACCGCTCATTGCCACGAGTGCGAAGAACCTCACCCTCGATTTGGGTGACAGACGTAGGTACAGGACGCTCACTTTCCGCTCCATCGATGGGTCGGTCACAGGTGCGACGGAGGCGAGCGACCTCCTGTACTTGGATGACCTCGTCAGCGGTATTGAGGAAGCGAGGAACATCAACCGATTGGACAGTCTGTGGGAGAAGGTCTCATCGGATATGCTCCAGCGTAAGAAGGACAACGTTCCCATGCTCATCATCGGTACACGATGGTCTATCCATGACCCACTCGGGAGGATTGAGGCGAAGTACGAAGGTGATGAGCGGGCGAAGTTCATGGTGCTCTCCGCTGTGGATGAGTTCGGGAACAGCAACTTCGATTATGAGTATGGCGTGGGATACAGCACCAAGCACTACAAGAATCTCAAGACCATGACCGACACCGTGACTTGGGAGTGTGTGTACCAGCAGAACCCCATCGAGAGGGATGGTCTCCTGTTCACCGAGCTCGAACGGTTCTTGGAGTTACCGAAAGACCCACCCGATGACATATTCGCCTTTGTGGACGTTGCTTTTGGTGGTGATGACTTCCTCAGTATGCCTATAGCGTACCAGTGGGGGGACGACATCTACATCGTGGACTGTGTGTTCCTCAAGGGTGGGTACAGTATGACCGAGCCGATTGTGGCAGGATACATCAAGCGTCACGGCATAAAGAGGGTGGTGTTCGAGGCGAACAACGGTGGTGACTTCTACTCAAGGGACGTCTCTAGGATGCTCAAGGAAGATGGCATACACTGTAATATCCTCGCTCTTCGTGCGCCGGGCAAGAGTGGCAAGCTGAGTCGTATCATACAGCACGCACCGGCGGTGAAGGAGTGGTACTTCCGAGACCAGTCGCTCTACAGCAGTGAGGAATACTATGGGGTGTTCATGAGCCAACTCCTGTCTTTTGTGCAGACAGGGAAGAGCAAGCATGACGATGCTCCCGATTCGTGCGCAGGATTGGCCAATATGATGAGGAAGTACACAGTACAGACAGTCAAGTTCTCAGACAGGCGTTCTGTCGGGTTATAAGGGGTAAGAACAGTGGATTCAACCATCATAGGAACACTGATAGTTGCTGGATTTGCATTGTTGGGGACAATCATCAGTGCAAAATATGTCTCGAACGTGGAAGTGGTGAAATTACAGATGCGGATGAAGACATTGGAAGATAAGGTTATGACACATAACAACTTGATAGAGCGGACATATGCCTTAGAGAAGAAGGTAAACCTGCTCGAACATTGTGTTGAGCATAAATAAGGGGGAGATACATGTCGATAACAAGCCATGTCTATACAGGCAGACGACAGTTGTTCACTGAGTATTTGCCGGAGAAGATGCGGAAGCCGAACAGTACAGCTCCCCTCTTGGATGGTACCACGGTACCTACGGTAATCAAGAATGTGTGGGGAGACCACATGCAAAACGGTATTGAGATAGAATACCTCATCAATTATTACAAGGGCAGGCAAGACATCCTTGACAGGGAGAAGGTCGTGAGGCCCGATGTGGATAACAGGGTGGTGCTCAACCATGCCATGGCCATCACGAGGTCTATAGTTGGATACACCTTCGGGAAGCCAATTCGTTATGTCCACAGGACTTCCGATGCACAGACTACGGTTGCAGACCTCAACAGCATGGTTGAGGCTGAGGATAAGTTCACCTCAGACCAAGAGTTGGCAACCTATGCCTCCATCTGTGGCACGTCCTATCGTGGGGTATTCATGGACGCTTATGGTGTCGAGGACGACATCCCTTTCAGCATCGTGACGCTAGACCCCGTAACCACATTCGTGGTGTATTCGACTGAGATTGGACATGCTCCGGTCATGGCTTGTACGTTCTATGAAATCACTCCCACACAGGATGGGGCAGGAAAGCACGTCTATCTCGTGTACACACCGGAACATGTGTATCGTTATGAGACTACTGGACAGGCGTTCGGAATCCTTTCCGCAGATGACTTGGTTGATGAGGTGGAGAACGTGCTGGGCGAGGTTCCCATTGTGGAATACCCGAATAACTCGTTCCGTATCGGGGATTGGGAAATGGTCAAGACCTTGCTGGACTCCATCAACATCGTTGGTTCTGACAGCGTCAATGAGTTGGAGCAGACGGTCAACTCCATCCTCGTGGCAATCAACTGCGAACTTGACAGCACCGCCAAGGAGAACATAAAGAATGACAAGATGGCCTCCATCATATCGAGCAAGGAACTTCCTGCCGAGTTGAAATACCTCGCACCCATACTTGACGGTGGCACCACCGACCAGTTGCGCTCGTTCCTCATGGAACAGCTTCGCCTCGTGGTGGGTATCCCGAGTAGGGACAACCGCTCAGGTGGAGGAGGGGACACGGGGGATAGTGTGTATCTTCGTGACGGTTATCAAGACCTTGAGGTCGTGGCCCGAACCAAGGAGACGTTCTTCAAGCGGGCAGAGAGGAACACCCTCAAACTTATTGTCAAGCTCTGTCAGACCAGTGATGGACTGCTCAAGGGGCTTGCGACCCGCAATGTCGACATCAAGTTCACCAGAAACATGACCGACAACGTATTGAACAAGGCCAACGCAATCGCCATCCTGCATGGTACACAGACCCTTGACCCTGTTGACGTGCTCTCCATTGTGGGCATCACCTCAGAACCGGATGACCTTATCAAGAGAGGTGATAAATATTGGGAGAACAAAATGGTCGATTCTCCCACACCCGAAAACAAGATAAAGTTGACACATCCCGAGGATGAATCACTGAAACAGAAAGTTGACAGATAAAGTGATAGTGTTTATATTGACATTTGTTTCATAATCGTATATAATACGAAGTAGCATAAAACGGGGCGATACGTAGACCTATATGGGAGGCGGAGGCGAACCGAGGAGGACATATGCCGGAAGACGTAAACAAACAAGCGGAAGAGGTCGTCAAAACTGATGACACTCAAGCAACAGAACCAAATCAGAGTACAGAAGAAATCAAGTTCGAGGACTTGAGTCCGGAGATTCAGAGGTTCATTGACAGAGAGCGTGGCAAAGCGAGCATGACAGCTCGGGAGAAGGCAAAGCGGGATGCTTTGAAAGACCCCGATATACGCAGAGCCTTGCAGGAAGAACTCGAAGCCGAGGCGACCCTCACAGCGGAACAGAAAGTGGAACGCAGGATGAAGGAAGCACTCACCATCGAGAACCGTGCGCTCGCTCGTGAGAAATTGGTTGACAGCGGTATCACAGGGGAGGAACTCTCAGAGATTCTTGAACTGGTCGTCACGGATGACCAAGAAGCCACATTGGCAAAAGTTGAGAAATTTGCCGGAGTGGTCAAGAAAGCAGTCGAGAAAGAACAGGAGCGTAACACACGCAAGGCTCTCCAGAACACACCGAAACCAAGGACTCAGACTACTGAAACTAAGGACTTCAAGGACATGGGATTTGAGGAGCGGATGAAGCTCAAGGAGGCAGACCCCTCCAAGTACAAGGCTGAAATGGAGAAGTTGCGAACCAAAATCTAAATAGGAGAATTTCATTATGGCAAGAACTGGACTTTTCGGCGGTTTTTCCTTTGACCCCGAGGTTTTCACTGGGTATATCTCTGAGAGAGACCCCATCAATCCACAGCTTATCAACAGTGGCGTAGTCCGCCCTGCTGACGCTCGTGTCGCAAATTCACTGGCTAACGAGAACAACGTAGTAACCATTCGTTTCTACCAGCCCTTCGAGGGGGATGCTCTCAACTATGATGGTGAGACCAACAACGAACCTGTGACCCTCAGTGGTTCCAGCATGACCGCCATGGCTTATCGTAGGATGAAGGCATGGAAGGAGCAGGACTTCACCCATGAGCTTACCGGAGCAAACGACCTCGCCAATGTTGCCCGCTCTGTCGGCGCATACCAAGCCAAGGAGAACCAGAAGGCTCTGCTTTCCATTCTCAAGGGACTTGAGGGTGTCGGCGATTTTGCAAGCCACGTCAACAACATTGCGCTTGACACCGCTGGAACCGTTAAGGACGCAAACCGTCTGACCCCCGACACTGCCATTGTAGCAATGCAGGAAGCCCTCGGAGACCACATGGAAGAGTTCCAAGTATGGTTCATGCACAGTGCCGTATTCACCGACCTCGTTCGGCAGGGATTCGCCACTGATGTGGTAATCAAGGACGGCAAGCAGAGCGAGAACCCGTTTACCAAGCGCTTCCTTGGCAAACCCGTTATCATCGATGATACTGCAACCGCAGTATCCAACACAACCAGTGGAAAGGTCGAGTATCACACTTACCTGCTCGGCACCGGACTGTTCGTGACCGCCCCTGTTAGGATTGACACTCCCAACTATGTGGATTACGACCCCGAGACCACTGGTGGTGTGCAGAAGCTGTACAGCAAGTGGGGCAGACTGCTTCACCCGTACGGTTTCTCCTTCGATGCCGACAGTGCGGCCAAGGAAAGCCCAACCAATGCAGAGTTTGCAAATCCTGCAATGTGGAGCATGAAGTACGACACCAAGAACATTCCGCTCGTGGCGTTCATCACCAACGTAGCGTAAGGGGGTAACAAATGGCTAAATTTGGAGATTACGTAGCATACGATGGACTCATCTATCGCATTGTTGCAGTATCCGAAGATGCCGAACCCACCTACACACTGGAACCAATGCGAAAGAGCGAGACTGAACTGAAAAAGACAGTAGAACCAACTAACCCGGGGTATCTGCTTACTCATTGGTCGTTGGATGTTGCCGGCGAAGAGCCGTTCAATTTCGCTACTGATATTATCGAAGAGGACACCATACTCTATGCTCAATGGGCGGAAGCTGTGACGGTTACTTTCGAATCAAATGGAGGTACTGTCGTTGATGCACAGATTATCGTGAAAGGTGGCAAGGCCACTGCACCCGATAACCCAACGAAGGAGCATTACACATTTGATGCTTGGTATCACGATGCGACATTTACCAATGCAGTCAGCTTTGCGGTTGACGAATTTGAGGATAGTGCAACACTGTACGCCAAGTGGACTCCTGTGAGTTATACCGCAACGTTTGAAGCTGGTGAAGGTCTTACCGACCCAGATGCTCAAACCATAACCTATGGTAATTTGGTGACCGTACCGGTTGCACCAAGTAACCCGGGATATCTGCTTACTCATTGGTCGTTGGATGTTGCCGGCGAAGAGCCGTTCAATTTCGCTACTGATATTATCGAAGAGGACACCATACTCTATGCTCAATGGGCGGAAGCTGTGACGGTTACTTTCAATTCAAATGGAGGTACTGCCGTTGCAGCACAGATTATCGTGGAAGGTGGCAAGGCCACTGCACCCGATAACCCAACGAAGGAGCATTACACATTTGCTGGATGGTTCTACGATGACGGTACATTCGAAACTGCGGTTGATTTCAGCACAGACGTGTTTAACGCAGATGACACCTTGTATGCCAAATGGGATACAGAGGATTAAGGAGTAAATAATGGCACAGATTTCAAAGGGTATTAGATTGGGTTACATGGTTTCCGGCACCAGTCCGAAAGCCTATACCTTTCTGCCCGATTTGACTGGTATTCCAGCTCTCGGTGCCACTCCTTCTACTCATCAGCGTACCACACTGAACGATTCGATGCACCGATACATCAAAGGTCTTGTGGATGTGGGCGGGAATCTTGATTTCCCCTGCATCTTTACCGATGAGGTTATCGATGCTGTCGATGGTGCCATTACTGCTCAAGGGGCGAACACCCTTGAGTGGGCGGTGGAGTTCCCCCTTCCCCTTGGGAAGAGGATGTACTTCACTGGAGAGGTGTCGAAGGCGTTCAACGAGTCAGTGGATGTGGATGCTCCCATCACCGGAACCGTGTCGATTGTGCCTACAAGCTCAATCCTCATGGAAGATGCCGAGTATGTGGTTGCGTTCGATACCGATGGAGGTTCCGCTGTTGCAAGCCAAACCATCAAGTATGGTGGGTTGGTGAGCGAACCAGCCGACCCGACACTGGCAGGGTTCACCTTTGGTGGATGGTACTACGATGAAGCGTATACGGATGCCGTGGTTTTCTCTTCCGCCAAGGTTGAGGGAGCAATGACACTGTATGCCAAATGGGATGTGGAATAATGGAAGAACTGTTGAGTAGGCTGAAAGTAAGGCTGAGGTTCAGTGGGACGGTGGAAGATGCCGTACTCAGTGACCATTTGCAGACTGCCGTTGATGTGGTGAACGACATTCGTCAGTACACCCCCACTGTGGACGCTGTGGTTGAACCGCAGTACCGGAGTGTGGTGGTGGAAATGGCGTTGGTCGCTTACAACAAGATGGGTGCCGAAGGACAGAACTACCATGCAGAAAATGGAGTTGATAGACGCTATGAAACTGGGTCGATGTACCCAGAAAGCCTCTTGAGACTGGTGATACCGAGATTTAGGGGACAGTCATGAGGATGTTGGAACGCAACGAGAAAATCATCTACCACTCAAAACGTAATCTCACTGATGACGGCATTGAGTATTTTGATGTTCCTGTTGCGCTCAGATGCAACCCCATGCCTGTTTCCACTGATTGGAGCAGGACTACTGGTGGGACAATCGAGACTGGGATGAAGCGGTTCGTCATATCTCGTGATACCCTCCGTAACGCCTTAGTATTCAATCCCTATGGTTACGACCATCCAATCGAGGGTGAGTCAGACTATGGGATGACTGAGGAAAACCCTTATGGATGGGTCGATGAGTATCTGACAAGATGGATTCATGACTTGACCAACGGGGACAGGTTTTACGTTGACGCACAGACACCCGACACTCTGGATGAGGAAAAGATGGCGGTAGGTGCAGATTATGTCGTTGCTGGGGTTGAAGATACTCCGAATTATATCGGGGTTATTCTACGAAGGCTGGCGGTATGATAACCATCAACGTGACACTCGGTACCGAGGGAATCAATGAGTTGAAGCAGTTCGTTTTGAGACTGCAAAATGAGTTGGACGGGGTACTCGACAAGGCTGAGGAACGTGTTGCAGAATACGGCAGGAATCAGCTTGAGAAATTCGCCCCCACCACGAGCATTGACGGCAACATGCCGGGAAGTGTTTTCATCGAGGACGATGGTCAGATGCACAGGGTGGTCTATGCTGGAGAGGATGTTGCGTACATCGAGTTCGGAACTGGATATGTGGGAGAAAACAACCCCTATCCGGATGAGATTACGCTGAACAAAGCAATACAAGAAAGCGGATATAGTGGTAAACGTTCTGGTTGGTATGATGTGAATGAGCATGGGGTCAAGGGATGGGTATACCGCAGGAAGGATAACGGGCTGTATCGCCACTCCAGAGGTATGAAACCCGAGGCACCCGTGTTGAAGGCAAAGAACGAGACACGAAAGGCAGTCAAGGAAATAGTAAGAGAGGTGTTGGATGAAGAATTTGCTTGATGAGGTAAAGACAGTGCTCGAGGCACAGACATATCCCATGACAGTGAAATCGATTCGTCCATCATACAGCAAATTGACACCTGCCTATCCCATGGTAATCATCGACGAGGTGAACAACACCACGAGATTGGCGGTGAACGGAGAAGAGATTCTCTCTGATGTAACCTATCAGATTGACATCTTCTCCAAGGACATGATAGTCGGTGGAGTGCCCACCGCAGGAAGTTCGGTATGCAAGGGAATAGGAGCTGTCGTGGACGAGGCACTCAATCGTGTGTTCGGCATGACAAGGACTAGCACCGTTGAGATACCGGACGTGAATGATGCCACTGTATCAAGGCGAACACTGAGATACACTGGTATATTGGATATTACAACCGATTACATGTATCGGTAAGGAGAAAAAATTATGGCACAGATTTCACAAGGAATCAAATTGGGATATGGGGTGTTTACTGCACCATCCACTCGTCCATCGGGTTACACTTACATTCCAGACATCACTGGAATCCCTGCACTTGGGGCAAGCCCCTCGACCCATCAAGTAACCGACCTCGACAACACCTCACACGTGTACATCAAGGGATTGGCGGATATTGGTGGGAACTTGGACTTCCCGTGTATCTTCACCAGCGAGGTCATTGACGCTGTTGACACAGCAATCACCGCTGAGGAAGGTGGAGCAATCCACGAGTGGGCCGTAGAGTTCCCTGCTCCTCTAAGCAAGCGGGCATACTTCCTAGGTGAGGCTTCCATGGTATTCAACGAGAGTGTTGATGTGGATGCACCGATTACTGGCACGGTTTCACTGGTTCCCAATTCCGAGATTGAATGGGAAGATATTGCGTAAGCTACGTTAACATAAGGAGTTAAGGATGGAGAAAACAATATTGAAAGCACAGGTAGGG